AAATAACACCGCCCTCTTTTACTGCTTTACCATAGTTAAGGCGAGAAAGATTGGTAAGACCCTCTTGCAGCGTGGGGGTTTGATAGCTTGTCTTAAGGGTTGTGCTAACCCCCATTGGAACCGTCAGATTTTGCGCGGCGGAATAAGCATCTGTAAAGAATTTGTTTTCAGCAATAGATTTTATATCTCTTTCGGCTTGACGAATAGCATTAGCCTTAGCTAAGGCACCACGCGTGTCTTGCAGGATTCCGTCATATTCATTAGCAAGAGACTTGAGCTTACCTATCGGCATATTGGGAATATCTCCAATTGGAAGATTCTTAAAAAAATCTTCTTTAACCGGAAATTCCTTGCCATAAAGATTAGGATTTAACTTAAACTCATCATAGGCTTTTTTGACTTGTCCAATTCTGTTTGTTACGGTTGTAACAAAAAAATCGCGCTCCTCTTTATTCTTCTGATATTGCTGGATGCCACTACCGATTTGTTGGCCAAGATTGGCAAACATATTTCCATAGGCTTGACCACCAGCTTGAATGCTTTGTGCAGCAGATTGCGCCCCCTGTGTGATAGGGGAGTAGTCAATGCGACCTAGGGCGGGATTTACGGAGCTTCCAATCATTGTGTTTAAGAAAGTTTAGGTGGATGAGAAGGCGGCAAGTTCTTCAATCATGCTGTTAACAGCTACGCCAGACATACGATAGCCTATGTCTTCCGTCAACAAGTCATAGGAACGGCTGACGCCGCCATAGACAGCGATGGCTTCAACAACTTCGCCGCCCTTAAAGCTGTTCCCCACATTGTAGTCCATCGAGCGTTCGCCTTCAATGCGGTGCATATCGCATACAGAGAAGTCCTTGCCATTATCAAGGTAGAAACGATGGAAGCGTTCGGCTTCTGGGTTTTCGGCATACTCATGTTTAATGAGCACCTTAACGGGTTCACCAGAGAAGCCAATGACGCTATCACCAGAACGGATGTCCTCAATGGCCACTTGACCTTCTGGTGTGTCAATAAGTTCGCCCTCTGGAATACATTTCAAGAAAATTTTACCTGAAAGCACACCGCCAATAATGCTGCCAACACCGCCCGCAACACCAGAAGTCTTTGTAGCAGAGGCACCAGCCTTAGCAGCCGCCAATTGAGCAGCAGCGGACTGCTGGGCAATGTCCCGGTTGGTGATGTTAGCCTGATTGGCCAACGCCAAGTTAATACCCGTGTCTGGATTGTAAGTTGTGGGGGTGTTAAACGTCTTAGCCAAGTCCAGAGCATATCCTTGCTGTTGAGCAGCGGTTTGACCGGCATTGCTCTGTTGACCTAGCAGCATAGCCGTTGGGTCATACGCCGCGCCACGATAGCCTTGGGCCAAGTTGAGGGCATAAGCCCTGTTAGCTTCAGCGGTGGCCGAGTCAGCCTGTCCAATTAGACCAAGGTTGGAGATGTTCTGCTGTTGCTGATTGGCGGCAAACAAACGGTTCTGAGCATTAACATCCATGCCCGCAGCTTGATTGGCAAGAGAGAACTGATTGGCCGCGCCCTGATCGGCCATAGCATACTGAGCTTGCAGCTGAGCATTTGTAAGCTGGCTTTGATTGCCAGCCTCAGCTCGGAACATACCTGCTTGATTAAGCGCAGCTTGGTTGGCAAGATTGGCTTGGTTCTGGGCTCCAGCCCCGAATTGACCTGCCTGATTAAACGCCGCTTGATTGGCAAGGGATACTTGATTTTGAGCCCCAGCACCAAATTGATTGGCTCCAGTGATGTTCTGAGCGTTCTGTAATTGAGCCTGATTGAAGGCAGATGCGCCAAATTGCCCGGCCTGCGAGCCAAGTAGCGCATTTTGCAAAGCAGCTTGGTTTAGTGCGCCAGCTCCAAACTGATTGGCTTGGGAGATGTTCTGAGCATTTTGTATAGCTGCTTGGTTTGCGGATAATGCCCCGAATTGGTTGGCTTGGGAGATGTTCTGAGCGTTCTGAATTGCAGCTTGGTTGGCGGATGATGCCCCAAACTGGTTGGCCAGAGAAATGTTTTGAGCGTTTTGTAAAGCAGCTTGATTTGCGGATGATGCACCAAACTGGTTGGCTTGAGAGCCGAGCAAGGCGTTTTGCAACTGAGCCTGATTAAACGCACCAGCTCCAAACTGGTTGGCCTGAGAAATGTTCTGAGCATTCTGCAATGCAGCTTGATTGGCTGAAGATGCACCAAACTGGCCAGCCTGAGAGCCAAGCAAAGCGTTTTGAATTGCAGCCTGATTAAACGCACTAGCTCCAAATTGGTTAGCTTGAGAGATGTTTTGGGCATTCTGCAATGCGGCCTGATTAGATGCAGACGCTCTAAATTGACCAGCTTGAGAAGCTAGTTGAGCGTTTTCTATTGCAGCCTGATTAAAGGCACCGGCTCCAAATTGGTTAGCCTGAGAGAGATTCTGAGCGTTCTGTATGGCCGCTTGATTAGCGGAAGCTGCTTCAAACTGATTTGCTTGAGAAATGTTTTGAGCGTTCTGGATTGCAGCTTGATTAAATGCACTAGCTCCAAACTGACCAGCCTGAGAAGCTAACTGAGCATTCTGTAACGCAGCCTGATTTGCAGCAGTAGCCGCAAACTGACCGGATTGATTGGCTGCATTAGCCCCAAACTGAGCAGCCTCAGCACCCAAACCAGCGGTAAATTGACCAGCTTGGTTAACGGCTTGAAGGTTGGCCAAGGACAAGTTTTGACCTATCTGTTGGTTGGCAAGAGCAGCCTGAAGCGCGGCCTGTTGGTTGGATTGCTGCAATCCAATTTCCTGACCATAGAGACCTGTGCCAAATTGACGATTGGCGGAAAGGTCTTGGGTATAAGCCTGATTGAGAGCAGCAGCTTGAGCTAGGTCTTCAGCCTGACGTTGACGCATTGCTCCGGATCGTGCAGCAGCCTCAGCAGCAATGGCTGGATTACTCATCTCAATACCACGCGCAGCATAGGCTTCGCGGGTGCCTTGCTGAATGTTTCTCAGTTCTTCAGGGGAAAGCTGACCTGTGCTAGCGGCAAATTCTGCCGCACGACTACCAAGCAATTGAGCGGCTGCACTTGGCCCAGCCTGTAAGGCTTGAGCGTAAAGCGATTCACCGAGTTTGCCACGGGCCAAACGCTCAGCCTCCGTCTGCATACCAGCACCAGCTTGAGCAGCTTGATAGCCTTGTGGGGTGTAGCCTTGAGATTGATAGCCTTGCGATTGAGCCTGTGCAGCATCGTAACCGCGTGATTGAGCTAGAGCAGCGTCATAGCCTCGTGATTGAGCTAGAGCAGCATCGTAGCCGCGTGATTGGGCCTGTGCAGCGTCATAACCTTGCGATTGAGCTAGAGCGGCATTGTAGCCTTGCGACTGTGCTTGTTGAGCGTTATAGCCCTGTGATTGGGCTAGAGCAGCATTGTAACCCTGAGACTGTGCTTGTTGAGCGTTATAGCCTTGAGATTGAGCTAAAGCGGCGTTGTAGCCTTCGGATTGAGCTAATGCGGCATTGTAGCCTTGGGATTGGGCTAGAGCAGCGTTGTAGCCTTGAGCCGAGGCTTGTTGGGCATTGTAGCCCTGAGACTGCGCTAGGGCCGCGTTATAACCTTGTGCAGAAGCCTGTGTGGGATTGTAACTCTGAGCCCCAACTTGTGCGGCGTTGTATCCACCTAAATCTACTTGCGGAGCACTACCCAACAGGGAGGCTTGGGCTGGATTGAACTGAAGATCATTAAATTGTTGAGCATTAAAAGCCGCCGTCCGCATTGGGGCATAGGCATCAGGAACTCGACTCAAACCTTCAGCGCGTTGTAAGCTCGCTTGAATCTCTGGGTTTAGTTGATTGTAGGTGGCTGCAAGTTGAGGAGCCAAAGCAGCAACATCTGCCGCTCCCGCTGTTCGTAGGGCGGTATTTGCCGCCGTCTCTATGCCACTCGTAACACCAGCAGCTTGTTTTAGAAGATCGAGGCTACCACCTTGGGTAGTTGTAAACTGAGGTGTAAGCCCTTCGGCGTCAGCAGCAGCCTTAGCGTATTGCTCAAGACCTCCATACATTCTGGAATAGTCATCCTTAGCATTGTTGAAATTATTGAGGATATCGGGCCGAGCGGCAAGAAACGCCTGAACATTAAATTGTGGTGCACCTGACTGAAATTGGCTAAGGTCTCTAAGTCCCTGAGCACCCAACTGAGGACGTGCCGCAGCTTCGGCTCCAAGGAGGGCTGAAAGCGTCTCTGGATTAGCTACGCCTGCAAGATAGTCACGAGTAGATTGGCCGGGGTCAAAACCAAAAGAATTGGATTTTGGAACATTGGACGAACTTGGCCCCATATCGGGGATATACTCGCCTGTCTGTGGGTCGTAAGGCATAAAATTAGAGGGAAGAAACTGCGTAAACGCTACCTGTGGTGGAACCATAGGAATAGAGGGAAACAACCATTGCTTGCCCAGATGTTAGGGAGGCAGGGAAACTACCACCGGCAGAAGTCCAAGCTGGCCAAGTAGTATTAATGCTTCCACCTGTATTGTTCTTTAGGGCAATAATGTTTATTTGGCCGCTATCAATGCCAGAAAGCGCAAAAGTGCTATTACCAGCAAGTTCGATTTTGGCGTTGCTTGCAGCCGCAAGATTGAGGGTGATGGTTCCGCTTGTTGGGTAGCCAAAATCAGGAACCAAATCAAGCAGCGTAATGTTGGCAATGCTGGCAATGATATTACCTGTAATTGGACCTGTAAAGTTTCCGGCAATAGCACCCGTTCCAGTGATGGTTGGCGAGGTTAACGTCTTGTTTGTTAACGTCTGGCTTGCCGTCAGTTGAACAATGTCAGAATTGGTAATACTTGCTATCTTGGTGGCCGTAGCAGCATTGCCCGTTGTGCTACCGCTAGACCCTGTAACTGAGCCCACAATAGGGTTGGTGACGGTGAGGCTACCAAGTGTGCCAACGCTTGTCAGGCTTGAAGCTGTTACGCCTGAAGCCAAAGTTGCGCCACTTAATGTGCCTGCTGCTGCTGTAACGGTAATGTCTGCCGTTCCATTAAAGCTCACCCCGTTAATGGTGCGAGCCGTCTGCAATGCCGTTGTCGTTGCCGCGTTGCCCGTTACACTGCCAGAAATTGGAGCAGAAACCGTAAGCCCTGAAAGCGTGCCAACACTCGTTAAACTTGAGGCGGTTACGCCTGAAGCCAACGTCGAACCGCTTAGTGTTCCAGCTGGAGCAACAACAGCCGCAGTGGTGATAGAAGTTGTAAGTCCCTTAGCGTTAATTGTAACAACAGGAATTGCAGTTGAGCTACCCGTTGTGCCAGCCGTTGCTACGGTTGCAAGTGTGCCTGCCGCCGTTACGTTACCTGTGCCATCAAAACTTGGCGAGGTGTAGGCAAGATCACCAGTAATTGAGATGGTTCGCGCAGTTGCAAAAGCCGTAGCCGTTGAAGCGTTACCCGTCAAGGTTCCCGTGATGGTTCCGGTTACTGTTACACCTGAAGTGTTAACGCGAAAAACTGGATTAGTGAATGTGGTGCCACCAACTGCCGTTGACGGAATAACCTCAAAGCTATTATCCGAAAGGTATTGAGCACCGATCAACCATGCGGTTTTTGTTGAACCAGTCCTCAAAATAATAGCGTTATCAACCACCGCATTCGTAACTTGACCGATAGTTAACTGGCCGCTACTAGAGGTTGTCCCAACTGAAGTTGAGCCCGTTACAGCAAGGTTTCCACCACTCGTCCAGCTTGGACCACCCGTGCTTAATTTGGCTGGGGTAATGCCAGCGTCTTTAACAATGATTGCTCCACCCGAAAGCTGGGTGGTAGTGCCGTCAACCGCACCCGATACAAACGTAGCTGCATCCACCAAGTTATTGAGGTTGGTTGCACTAACTTGCGTGTCAGCAACAATCGTTGCTCCTTTGGATAGAATTGCCATGTTATGAGGCTTGTGTTAACGCTCTGAAGGTAAGTGATGCTGTGAGCTTTACTAAGCGCAACTTGGGTCGTCCAGCAGTTGGAGTATATCTAAGTTGCATTCCGTAAGCCCGAATGTTGCCAATTCTACCACGCAGGGATGCGTCTTCACCAACGGATAGAACTTCACCAAGAATGCCAGATACGGTGCCAAGCTCAAATTCACTATCCAAATTTTCAGACACACCTCCAATTAGTGCATCAGAGTTGTTGGTTTCACTAGATTCCGTATGAATTTCAAAGCTGTTGAACTTCTTGCGTTCTGGGCTTTGGAATGTAAACTCACGGGTTAACGCTTCTGATTCAACGTGGAAGAATTTGGATGGGAGGCCGGGAAACGTGTAGATGTTATCTACGTCATCAACGCGAGACTCCACCTCATTGATGCCGCCAAATCGGTTAATGGAAAAGAGTCTATTAACGCCACCAGCACTAGAGGTAATGAAGTTGGCTACGTCCCAACCTTCTTGTTCAATCAAATCAATGCTTTCCCAACCTTGATTGAGTAAGTTGTAAACCAATATGGCGTTGTTGTAGATAGATGCGTTTAACGGGACGGCAATGTAGTAGCGATTGTTGTGGTAGATGGCTACCGACTTATCGGCATACTCCTTGTTGATTTGGCGAATGATGGGGTCAATTGGGTCAGACAAGGGCAGTCCTGCTCCGCGAAGATTATAGAGGTCGCCGAAGGCTGTTGCGTAAACACCGTTGTCTGAAAGGAAGAAGATTTGATTGGCAATTGTTACAACGGAACGACGGGCAACAAGCCCAGCTTCGCGTGTAATTTCTTTGAGCGTAATGTCATTCAGGCTACCCGAAAGTCCGCTAAGAAGATGAATGCTATTGCGATTGAGAACCATAGCATTGTCGTCGGTGAACGGGTGGACATACTGGAGGTAGTCTGCAATGCCAGCCGTAACCTTGAATTGATTTTGGATGTGGTCATAGGTGTCTGAATCAAAAATGTCCGAGAATATCAACTCATCCCTTACGTTGCGGCTAGTAATAACCTCACTGCCAGATGTTCCCGTAGAGGTGTAGTAGTAGGGAGCAATGATACGCCGCTGATGATAGACTCCCCACGGGGGCGCGGGCATATGAACAAATCCAAGCCCTTGTGATTGAGCCACAGAATAAATTACTTTGTGACTTGCGTGATCTACAACTTGGGCAAAGAAGGTGAATGTATTGGCGTTAGGCACAGACGCAATGGTGTAACCAACTCCGTTTTCCACTAAATTGGTTGTGCCATTATCCACCACAAAAATCCGTCTTCCAACGGAAAGACCGTGAGCCGTCTCACTTACAGTCACAACACCATCTGCAATGCTTGTGTTGTTATTGGCATTGTAATACGTTGTGTTGGCATAGGTGCCGTTTGCCACCTTAACAAAGGCTGGGCTACCCGTAATAACACCATTCCAAGATAGGGCTGTAAGTCCATCTCTGAAGATGAACACCTTGTTAAACGCCTGAATCATCTCAACGTCATCTGTTATGGTGATACCAGACGGATAGGCAATGTCGGTTGGAACCGCTGTTGAGCAATTAACCGCAATGGCTTTAGAATTGAGGGCAAGGATGAAATACTCGTCGTTGTCATCCGATGGGTCGGAGAACAAGCAAGAGCCGTAGGCATTGTTAATGTTGCTGCTCAGAAGAGGAGCCCCGGCAAAGTTGCTTCCACCAATCGAATAGGTTTCGCTACCCGTAGCACCCGTAATGGTGAATGTAAATGTCGTTGAGCTTGTTACAGTAATCGTGCGATTGCCGTTGGGGTTAACCGTTCCCGTAAGCCCAGAAATACCCACTTGTGTGCTTGTGGTAAATCCATGAGCAACGGAGGTGGTAATTGTAACCGTCGTTGTGCTGCGAGTTGCGCTAGAAATAGTGCGATTGGTCCAGACGTAAAACGGAACAATTAACGCTTCGCCGCTATTACCAAGTTGGGGACCAAAAGCATTAGACCCTTTTCGGGGTTGCCAAGCACCGTCAATGTCCATGCGTCCATTGATGGACACAGCAAGCTCGCCAGATTTTAATTGATCGGGGCGCAACCGGGCATTGATCCGTGAGAATCCAATGTCCACCTCATCATTAAACTGACTGTCTTTTTCGCCAAAAGTGTTATAACGAGCCATTGCTTTATCATACCCTACCGCTCGGGTTGTTTTCTTTTGGCGAGAATGTGATTAGCGGTAGGCGGCGGTCTTACGCGCAATGGACTTAGGCTGTTTTACAAACTGCTTACCAGCCTTCATTCCTTTACGTTTGGCCGCATTGGTGGCCGCAATTTCAGATCGGCTCAACCCCTTAAAAGCTGCTGAGGGTAGGTAGCGTTCTCCAGTTTTCAGACTGGGTTTGCCCGAAGCCGTGCGCCATTTCTGGCTAGTCCAATTGACTAGGCTACGCTGTTGGGGTTTCATTTGGCCGTCTTGTAGCCGCCGCCCTGTTTCTTGTAGCGGACAGCCATTAGCTGAGCCTTACGGGCCGACCACTGCCCCGGCCTACCACCCTTGCTTCCAGCCTTAACAGATTCAAAGATGCGCTTCCGAAGGGTTGGCTTGGTGTAAACCCCTGCACTATTTACTGTAGACTTCACGAACAGGACTTGCGTTTGCCGTAGGCTGCTTTGCCAAAACCCTCGTAATCCTTCTTTTTGTTCTCTTTCTTTTCGTGCTTAATCATCTGCTTGCGTGACTTGTAGTTTTCGTTTTTCATAAAAAGATATTAGCACGACCATGCTTTTCGGCTCCAGTAGTTGGCCGATAGTTTGTTAGATGTGCCCTTGATGCCACCAGAACGGGCGCAGTAGGAGGCTTTACGGGATGGAACGCTTTTCTTAATGGACATATTGGCGTCCCCAAAGCGTATCACTTTAGACTTCCCATTAGCACAAGCGCGGACTACGGACTTCTTTCCGCCGCTAATGTCGCGTCTAGGGCTGTTACAGGGTAGCTTACGAGGGTTCATTCTTCTTGTATTCCTTGTGCCATTTCCAAATTAGGTAGGCCAATCCCACCAGACCGCCAATAATACCAATAAGATGGTTAATTTGGCTTAGGCCCAATGATGCTGCCGCTGGGGTAGAGGCCACAATGATGTCTTTCTCGTAGGAGTTCATCGCTTACGGGTCATTCTGTCGCCAAACCACCAGCCTACACAATTAAAAGCCGCAAATTGGGCTTCGTCCACCATGTCGGCTTGTTCAAAATCTGGAACATTAAAGAAGATAATCGTGACAAGAATAAGAAGAAGGATGGTGATGGCTGGACGAAAGAGGGTGAGAACATTCGCCGCCCAAGGTGCGGTGTTTACAGGTGCAATTGCCGCATTCTGGCTGGCAGTAAACGCTTCCCATTGAGCCTTATCAGCCGCAATTTCAGCCATAGCTTTGGCCTTCTCTAGCTCGCGTTTGTGCTCTTGACTAGCTTTGTAGTTGTCAAAGAACCCATTGCCAATGCGTAAGATAACTCCGAGTGCGCCGCCGCCGAGTGCGTTGGTGAGAAGATCGAGCATCGTTAGGCGGCTTTAGGGTTGGTAAGACGACGGAACAAGAAGTATGGCAACCAGACCCACTTTGGAATCTTCGTCACCTTTACGTTAGTGCTTTCAATAAACGGCATCTCCGCATCCCAGAGCTTCACTTTAATAGGCAAGCCATCCGGCGAGGTGCAGTCAATAATAGACACGTTGCGCGTGGGAGCGCGGCCTTTGGTCCAATAGTTGTCATATTGCCCCAGCTCAATGGTGCCAC